TTTGCGGCATTTGCGACGGCATTGAACCGGCCGTGTTTAACAGATTGAAGGCCCTGTTGGATGCCGGAAGGCGTGAAGAGGCCTGGGAAGGTTGCCTGCAATACGTCCTGGATAATACCGCCGCCGTGCGTTCCTGGCTGGGTTCTGACGCTTTTCCGGCCACGGAGTTTATGTTGCGGGACCATTTTTTCAATTCCGGGAGCAGGAATGCCGGGAAGGTTTTGCAGCGCGCGCTGAACATCCACGGCGCCGGGCTTGTGGTGGACGGGATTGTCGGCCCCAGGACCCGGCAGGAGTTGCAGGACCAGCTGGCCGCCACGAGTGAAGCGGTGTTCCTTATCGCCCTGCAGGAGAAGCGTCAGGCGTTTTACCGCTCGTGCAGGCAGTTTCCGACCTTCGGGAAGGGTTGGCTGAACCGCTGCGACGATGCGTTCAGCGTGGCGCAGGAGCTTGTTTAGTTGTTTACCATTAGTTGTTATGAGTTCAAATCCATTAAAAGCTGTCGGAGGGGCCCTGGCAAATATCGCCACGTTCGGGGGATATGGAGCCAATAAGGCGGCCAAGAAGCAGGCAAGCGCCGCCAACGCTATGGCCGATGCCATGGCGAATGCCCCGGAGCAGAAGGTTATTACTACGGAAACCAAGGATGTTTCCCAAGCGGAGAATGCGGTGAATTCGTCTGCCCGCCGCCGCTTGAAGCTTAGTAATACGACGAACCGGAGTAATCCTCTTTCTTCCCTGGCTGGCCTGAGGAAGACGCTGGGTTGATTTTTACACAGGAGATCCATGGAAAATGTTAAAGATTTATTGAGGACGGCAGACGCCCTGTTCACGGAGATGAATAAGAATTCCGGGGATTGGGATGAATTGCGCCGGCGCATTATGCCGCGGATGGAGGGGAAGGCCCGCCAGCAGGAACAGGCTAATGAGATGACGGCTGCGTCCAGTTTTTCTCCGGTGGCGCATAAGTCCCTTTTGAATTTGGCGTCCGCTCATCTTCTTTTTATTACTCCCATGGATCAGAAGTGGTTTTCCCTGCGGCCGCAGGAGGAAAGGGATGATTACACCGATGAGGACGATTGGTACAGCAGAGCGACGGAGGCCGTCTACCGCGCGCTGGCGGATTCCAATTTTTATGCGGCGGCCCACGAGGTTTACCTGGACCGTTGCCTGACAGGGACAGGCTGCATGTTTGCAGATGTTTCCCGTGACGGGTCCCTGGTGTTTAAACACGTCCCTACCGGGACTTATGCGATTGCCGAGGGAGCCCACGGGGAGGTGAATACGCTGGTGCGGACGTTGAAGTTTACTGCCCAGCAGGCCGTGGAGATGTTTAAGCTGCGCAATCTGCCTGTCAAGATTCAGGAGGCGTATAAGGATGCGGAGAGGCGGTACACCGAGATGTTCGAGTTTGTTCACCTTGTACTGCCCAACAGCCGGGCGCAGTTCGGTTCCGACATGGTAAGGCCTGGCCGCCGCAAGTGGTTGGACGTGTATATTGCCAGGGAGGCGGAGAAGATTGTTTTCCATGGCGGCTTTTACGAGTTTCCTTTTTTGGTGACGCGCTTTTTGAAGGGTGGCGTTTCTTCTTACGGCGAGGCTCCGGGCAAGGCTGTGCTGCCGGAGATTAAGGCTACCCTGCTGATGGATCGGGTGATGGATGTGGCCGGCAGCCGGGCGGCAATTCCCAGCGTTATTGTGTCGGCTAAGATGGCAAAGGAGGTTGATTTGCGGGCCGGAGGCAAGACGGTTGTTCCGGATGAGCTTATTGGTTCACAGTTTCCGAGGGAATGGGCGAACGTGGGGGATGTGAGGTTTATGCTGGAGCGGCAAGATAAGAAGGAGAAGTTGATCAGGGAGGCGTTTTTCAATGATATTCTCCAGGTGGTTTCAAGCGTGGACCGCGAGATGACGGCTACGGAGGTGAATGCCCGCGAGTCGGAACGCATTATTTGCTTTTTTTCTTCTTTCATTCAGTTTTCGCAGGATTTCCAGACGATGATGAATCGCATTGTCTGCCTGATGTTCCGCAATATGCAGGGGGCCGTGCTTCCGGGCGACGCGCCTGATGAGTTTTTTGTCCGTTCCGCCGATGGGGAGAAGTTTGAGTTGCGGACTCCCCGCACCCGCTATCTGGGCAAGATTGCCCAGGCATTTGACCGTTTGCAGAGGTACGGCCTTGAGGGGGTGCTGAATGGGTTGGCGAAGTATATCCAGGTTTCGGGCGATACCCGCATTGCCAAGCGCATGAAGGCATGGGAGGTGTTGCGGTTTATGTGGGACAGTTCCGGCGCCCCGTCCAAGTGCATTGTGTCCGCGTCCGAGAATAGCAAGATGGTTGAGGAGGAGAGGGCGCAGGAGGATCAGATGCGTCAGGCCGCCCTTGCGGAACAATTGGCCAGGGCCGGCAGGGATAGTGCCGCGGCGTCCGCACAGTTTAATACGGAATGATGATGAATATGTTTGAAGATAAGCCGACACCGGAACAGGTTGAGTTTCTCAAGAGGCTCAACCGGAGACGAGCCGCGCTGAAGGAGGCTTTTACTCCGGAGGTGCTGGATATTTTAGAGAAGGAGTTCCAGACGAATTTGCCCTGCTTTCAAGGGAAGGCTGGTTCCTACGATCCCCTTGACGCAATGCGCCGAGATGCCCAGCGGGAGGTTCTCCTGTGGGTAAGATACGAGATTGAACAATATAACCCTGATTTACATGACCTATAGTAGACTATTCCATAACAGGTTCTTATACGAAGAGGCCATTCCGGAAGGGGGGGCTGGCGGCAATGGCGCTCCGTCTCCCACGAATGACGCCCCTCCTGCGAATCCCGTGGGAGATCCGCCTCCCGCGGATCCTCCTGTCCCGTCCAATCCCTACGATTTTTCAGGGAGCACGGAAGAGCCCGATCCGGTTCCCGGCAGTCCTCCCCCGCTTTCTCCGCAGGAGGAGACCGAGTATGAGATTGATTTTGGGGAGGGGTTTGTGGAGAATGATGCCCTGCGGGATATGTTGAAGGGACATGCCAGGGCGGCAGGGCTGCCGGCCGATGCCGCCGGGAAGTTTCTTTCCGAGGTGGCTGCCAGCATCCGCGCGGACGAGGAGGCGGCTTTTAAGGAGGCTGACGAAGCGTTGAAGGAGGAATGGGGAGCGGAGTATGAGACGAATGTTTCTGCCTCCAAGGCTTTTGCCCGGAAGCTTTCCGTGGAGTCCGGCGTTCCTATGGAGAAGATGGCTGTGTTTGCGAGTCCGGACGGGTTCCGCGTTCTGCACGCCATTTCCCGGATGATAGGCGAGGGAGGCTTGAAGGGCGGCGGTCAGATTCCGGCGAAGACGGACCCTGCCGACGAGGCTCAAGCTATTTTGTCCGACCCCAATCACCGTTATTATAAGGCAATCGCCGATCCTTCACATCCACAGTGGCGGGAGGCTACCGATTATTATAATAAGCTGGTGGGGATTTCCGGTTAGTTTTTTTTGCGTTGACTATTGGTTCGGAGGGGTGTCCTGCTGTGCGGGGCGCCCTTTCTTTTTTTCATTTGTTCAAGTTACGGTTGTATTCATCAGGCCTGGGGATGTGGCATGATGCCTCAAATGGATAAGGTGACCGTTTTTAACCAGGCTTTGGCCCAGTTGGGGGACCGGGAGTATGTGAAGGGTTCCCCAGCCGGTCACGCCGTTGATTTGTGGTGGCCTACCGTGTTGCAGGAAGCGCTGTTGTTCGGGGCATGGACCTGGGCAACCAAACGGGTTGAGATGGAGCGCTCTGTCATGAGGCATCCGATTCCGGATGATTGCCTGCGCGTGTTGTATGTGGGGGCGGATTTGTTCCGCATTGAGGGGCGTGATTTGGTGGTTGAGCGTTACGGGAAACGCGCCACCGGGACCGATAAGCTGGTGGTGGATTATCTTTCCGACGAGGTGGCCCGCTCCGAAGTGCTGCCGGATCATAGTCCGTTTTTCATCAAGGGCGTTGTGTTTCTTCTGGCTGGCAGGTGCGCTTTGAAGCTGGCTTCTTCTCCCCAGCTTGCGGCCGCTTTGGAGGCACAGGGTGAGGCGTTTTTAAGCAAGGCCCTTTATTGGGACACCTGCCAGCATGCTTCCAATGACCAGGATCCGTTAACAGAGATTTTAAACAGTTCCATTTTCTGATGTTATGAGTTCCGATTTCGGGGTTTCCCAGCAGTATAAGTATCAGGGGCAGGCGGCTTTGAGCAACGGGCGCGCCACGCAGGCGGCTTATGAGAAGAAGGCCCGCGCCCTGGAGGCAGAGGCGGTTTCCGATTCCCACCTGGCCGCCCGCAATATGAAGCGGATGCGCCAGAATCAGAATACCGCCATGGGGTCTGCACGGGCACAGCGCGGCGGATCCGGTTTTACTTCCGAGGGTTCCGGAAGCCAGGCGGAGGTGGCGGTGGCGGATGTGTGGGAGAGCGCCATTGGGGATGCGGCCCTTTCCAACGCGGTTTCCGATGCCAATAAGCGGTTTGCCGCGGAGTCCGCCCGATACCAGGGTGATCTGGCCATGATGGCGGCACACAGCGAGGCAGACCAGTATAAGATGCTTTCACAGAATGCCCTTGGTTCTGCCATGATCCAGACGGCCCTGACGGTGGCGGGGGGAGCCATGGGGGCGGCAGGAATGTCCGGTGGAGGATTGCTGGGGGGTGTTACCGAGAGCGGGGAGGAGTGGGGAGCCAAGGTAGGAGGAGCCCAGGGGGCTTTTTCCGGGATGATGAATGCTTATTCCCTTTCCGGTTCCCTGGGGGGGATGGTGCCGGGGAGCATGCAGTCTTCCAACAGGTTGAGGGATTCCCTGCTGGCTAATTTCATGGGTTTTGGAAAGAGATGAGCGTTTCTCCCATGCAGCAGGCTTTTTTACTGATGGAAGCCCAGCGCCCCGGCTGGTTCCGGGAGACCGTTTCCCTGGCGGATGCGGGAGGCGGGGTCGTGTGGTGCTGCCCTTCGTTGTTTTTTGCGGGGGTGCCAGATCCGGAGTCCCCCAGGACGTTGATTATTCTTTTTGCCCACGGCCGCATGGAGGCCGTCAGGGAGCTGGCTTGTCTGGTGCAGGGGCGTTTTGACCGGGCAAGGTGGCAGCGCTGCATCCGCGGACGCGAGGACTGGAAGGAGATTTCCATCCCAAGGTTTTTAAGTTTTAACCGTTTCAAGATGAACGAAGATGAGTGATTTACAGCAACCCTTGTACGGAGGAACCCGGATGAATGCGGCTTCCTCCACCCCTTCCCCGGTCCAGATGCCGGATGTTTCTTCCAAGCCCGTTCAGAAGGCGCTGCAGAATGCCCAGGAGTTTGTGTCTGATGTTGCCCACCAGTACCAGCGCATGAAGGATTTCGGCGAGCAGACGCGCCTGGAAGGCCAGATGAATGATTTGGCCAGCGAGTTTGAGCAGGAGATAACCCGGAGATTGGGGTTTGCCCGCGGTCATGAGCTGTCTTTTTACGATCGTGACGGGAGGCTGAAAGAGAGCGCCCTGAATACGTTTGTACGGAATTACGAAGGGAAGTTCCGCGGGTTGAAGGGGAGTTTTGTTTCCCAGGAGGAGGCCTCCAGGTTCGGAGCCAGAAAGCAGGATGTGATGCGCCGACTCCAGGGGCGGGCTTCCGAGTTGATGCTTAAGGGGCAGATTCAGGAGTCCAGGCAGGCTTTTGAGGAAGGGTTGAAGGGGGATGTCGACCGAGGAGATTATGCCAGTGCAAGCCGCCGTGCTCAGGAAGCTTCCCAGGCAGGTGTGATTTCCCAACAGAAGGCAGATAATTTAGGTTATGGGTTTCATCAGGATGAATTGATGAAGCAGGCCGAACGTCTGATGAGGGAAGACCCTTCCGAGCTGGCTCTTCAGATGGACGAAGGACAATGGAATGAATTGAATGAAAAGAATCTGTTCAAGGTTCAGGACGAACTGGAACGCATGTTGCGGAATAAGGCCGAGCAACAGCCTTACACGGATTCCGAGTTGAAGGTCATTCAGGAAGGCAGGACAGTTCCTCCGAAGTACGCCGACCTTCCAGGAGATACGGAGAAGATGCGCGTTTGGAGGCAGGCTAAGCGCGAAGGGAAGCTTTATTTGTACAAAGATGATATTGAGGCGGAATTCCGGAAGGAAATCGCCAATGGTCCCGTGTTTGATTCCCTGTCCAAGTATGAAACCTGGAAGAAGGAGATGGTCAAGGATTGGAGCGATGAGAAAACCGGCTTCGGCCTGACTCCTGATGAAGTGGAACTTGCCTGTGATCATCATATTGCGAATATGATGAGCGCGGGTTCCGGGAATTCTTTTAATGCTACCAAACTTTTTGACGACCTGGGCTATCAGCAGGTGGTTCCCCTGTTTTATGAAAAGTGGAGGAAGAAGGCCGAGACAGGCTACTTGACTTCCAACCGCAGATCCATGGCAGAAGGTGCGGCCGTGAGTGAGATGGAGGCCGCGATGGAACGCGTCAAAAATAAAGCTTTTAGGGCTTTTATTGCATGGGAACAAAAGAACACAAAAGCTTCCCGTGAAGAGAAGTTCATGAAGGCGACAGACTTGATCACGAATATGTCTGAAGAGGAAAAGGTTTCCATTAGCGGAGATGTCATTCAAAACAAGGCTGATAAGAAGGCTATTTATGAACGGGTTTTCGGGAAGATGGATGATTACTTCAGCGATTCCGGGAAGGCCGTTCTGGATGAGCAGAAGAAGCGCCACCAGGAGTACCGGGAGGAGAGAGCGGAGAGCGCCAAAAAAGCCGCGCGGCAGAGAATTGTCGATCAGGCAAAGTTTATGCCTGTGGAGGTAGACGGCGTGATCAATGTGTCCGAACGAGAACCGGGTATTTACCTGGACAGGAAGACCTTTGAACAAGTCGTCAAGGATCACGGAGATGCCCCGGTGGTTTTGGCCACCATTCCGGAACGCGGAAGCAGACGTGCGGCTGCCAAGCTGCCTGTTTTGGGGTGGCACGAAGGAGAGGGAACGATGCTGACCAGCGGGGCGCGCGTGCGCTTGTTGGGCCGCATCCGGAATGTTCATTCTCTACATTTGAAATTTCTCCAGAATTCGGAGAGCAAAGCGCTGGAGGGCAGCAAGATGAAGGAGTTTACCGAGAAGAAGAAGCGCAAGCTCCGCGATGCGGATGCGCCACCCGATGATTTCGGCATTGTCCCGGACAATGGAGTGGAGACCGCCCAGCCTGTGAGCGGGGCTTATTTGAACGGGGATCTGACCATGCTTCCCCCGCTTTAACCTTTTCACACAACCTGACACATGAACTTTGAAGAGTATTTCCAGAGAATTGAGCAGGCGGAACAGTCTGTCAACGAATTGAACCAGCCGTCTGGAGAAGGCATTGCTTCCTCCATGCCGGATTACATGCCGGGAATAGAAGCAGCTGCCGAAGAATATTCTCCGGGATGGATGAGCTCTGCCCTGAATGCGGTGCGTCCCGAATGGGAAGAGAGGCGTAACCGCTGGGAAGAGCTGGGAGCCGCCGCCCTGTACGGAGATTTCCTGAAGGCCGGGAAACAGGGTGAGCTTGATGCGCGAGTACGGGAAGTGATGGACAAGAATAAGGTTTTCCGGGATTTCATGGAGGCCGGGGACAAACCGCTTTCCCGCATGTACATGGGCCGGGAGGTGATGAGGGCATTGTACGGTTCCCGCTTCCGTGACGTGCCGGAGATGTATTTCCATTCCCGCGGCGAGCAGATGCCGGAGAACGGCAGGCAGTCTCTTAACGATGGGTATGCCGCCGTATGGGATGATTTTTCCGATAAGACGCGCAAGAAGTATGCTGATTACCAGCAGAAGAAGGCGGAGTTTCAGCGCGGCCTGGAAGAGTTTGGACGGGAACTGGAAACAGCGCTTCCGGAAGCCGTCCTGCAGGGGAAGACCCTTTCCCCTGATATGATGGAGAAGGCCACTCGCTACGGTCAGGCGGAGAAGGTGACAGCCAGCCTGCAGCGGGCCCGTGCGGAGGAACCCCCTGCCAGGCATTCAGCGTCGCCGGAAAGCGCGGCAGCCTCGGAGATGACCGGGGAAACCTCTGCCTCACCTTCTGCCGCATGGCTGACCACTTTGCCCCTAAATGGGTGCTGTGGGAAAATGTCCCCGGAGTCTTATCTACGAAAGATAATGCGTTTGGATGCTTCCTGGGCGCTCTTTGCGGAGCTGACGCCCCCGTCATCCCTCCAGGGGGAGGGAGGAAGCACCCCAATAGCGGTGTGGTGGCCGGCCCCAAAAGAACCGTGGCGTGGAGGGTGCTTGACGCCCAATG